AAGTTCTGGAAGTTCTGGAAGTTCTGGAGTTTCTGTAAATTCCCCTTCCGCTGGTGTTGGCGTTGGTCCTGGATCTACACCTTCATCAGCTACTTCTTTCGGGGTGGTTGGTCAAGGTTCAAGTGTTGCTGGTGGAAATTCCTTGAGTAATTTTTCATACGGTAGTGAAGGCAGCTTCGCCTCGATGGGAGGTGGTCAAGCTGCCATTAGCGCGGGTCAAGTTACTGCATTTCCTGCTGCTGGAGCACCTGCATATGCAGCGAGTGCTGCGACACCTGCATATTCGCTTAAGGGTGCTTTAGCAAGCGTAGGTATAGCTACCGCTCTTGGTTTTGGTGCTCAAGCTCTTCAGCCTAAAATTAAATCAAGTTCAACAGCTTCTATCCCTGCTGGCGCTCAATTAAGAACAGAGTCGGAAATGAAAGATGGCGAATTTGCATTCTTAGAGGAAAATCCTCAAGGCGGATACACTCTTGCTGGATATGCAGGGGCTCCAGCTACAAGAAGATATTCAAGGGGCGGCATGGTTTCCAATGAAGTACCTTTGGCTTCTGCTCTAAGTAAATATGCAAATGGTGGGAAAGTTTCATCAAGTGTATCTTTAGCTTCTTTGAAACCAGTTTCAAACAGGTTCCAAGAAAACAATGAAATATTTAAGCAAATTTCAAGTAGAAATAATAACGGAACCTTATCAGATATGTCTATGGCATCTATGTCTAGTAAGTATTCAAATGGGAATAAAATGGTTTCTAATGATATGCCCATAGCTTCTGCACTAAATAAATATGCAGATGGTGGAGAAGTTTCATCAAGTGTATCTTTAGCTTCTATGTCTAATAACTATTCAAGTAGTGGAAAGACACCCTTGGCTTCTATTTCTAATAAAAATAGTAACGGAATGTTATCAGAAATGTCTATGGCATCCATGTCTAATAAGTATTCAAATGGCAATCAGATGATTTCAGATGTATCTATTCCATCAACATATAAGAGATATGCAGATGGTGGAGAAGTTTCATCAAGTGTATCTTTAGCTTCTTCTTTCAATAGATATGCAGAAGGTGGAGAGGTTTCAGATACTCCTTCGCCAGTTTCCATATCTAAATCAGAAAATTCTACTCAGAATATTGTATCAAGTCCATCTGTTTATATTAAGATTGATATAAATAATAATGGACAAATGTCTTCTGAAACCAAAGAAGATAAGGGTAAGGATTCACCATTTGGCGAAGATTTTGGTCAAAAACTATCTCGTCAAGTAAGAGATATAGTTAAAGATGAAATGACTCAACAATCTCGCGTTGGTGGAGTGAATAGTCAAATAAGAAGGACTAAATAAAGTGTATTAAAGTAAAAGGATTAAGGCATGGCAGTTCAAAATATATTTTTTCCATATTCAAGTTCAGCAAATTACAAGAAATTCGATGTAATTAGAGGGACTTCGGTTTCTGATGCATATTATTTTTATGCAACTCAGGATTCATCGAATCAAAATCCAAATTCAATCTTTTCATATAATGTAACTTCTTACGTTACAGATGATAATAAAACTACGGTTTTTTTTACAAAAACTGGTCTTGGTACTAATCTTGGTCCTAATTTCGCCGCAGGATCTTTGATAGCTGTTTCGGCAACATTTTTGGGAGAAGCTAATTTTACTGGAATGGCGATAAATGGTGGATCAGGTTTTGTAGAATTTATAAATGAAAGGCAATATGGTAATGGAGGGGCTGGAGGCTTAGTAAAAACTTCACTTAGTCATTCTTGGACAAGTGGTTTTATGTTTATTCCATCTTATTCTTCATCGCAAGAAATAAAAGCAAGAAAAAATGAAGCTAAATTTGGTGATGGATATTCTCAAAGACAAAGAGACGGATTAAATAGCGTAAATTATAATTGGAGATTAAACTTTGAAAATAGAAGTGATAGAGAAGCTAGAGCTATATCTACTTTTGTGGAAGACAAAGCTGGTATAGAATGGTTTAATTTACTTATGCCAGTAAATAACTTGACAAATAATCCAAGTAATAGGTATATTGCTGACTCAGCACAAATAACAACCAATTCATACAACTTAAACACAATATCTGTTGATATACAACAAGTATTCGATATATGAGTAAAACAGTAACAAATCTAGAAGCAACAAAATTTAATCCAAGCGCATTATTGTCTTTGTACGAATTAGATGCATCAAGTTTAGGAGGTCCGATTTTACGTTTTCATGATGGATCTTCAAATAATTATAAAAATATAACTTTCAATGGAATTGAATATACTGCTTTTCCGGTATTCCTAGAGGGATTTGAATACGATGGAAAAGGGTCTTTGCCTAGACCGAAACTTAGAGCGGCTAATATAAATGGTTTCGTTTCTTATTACATACTTAATGGAAATAATTTAATAGGAGCTAAATTTTCAAGAAAAAGAGTTTTTTCTAGATTTATAGATGCTGTAAATTTTGATAATGAAATAAATCCTTATGGCCTAGCAGATCCAGAAGCAGCTTATGCTGATGATATATTTTTCATAAATAGAAAAATAACAGAAAATAAAGATTATGTTGAATTTGAACTAACAACTGCATTAGAAATAGATAATGTAAAAATTCCAAATAGAATGGTTTTTGCTCGTATATGTGGCTTTAAATATAGAGATTCTTCGTGTGGATATACTGGCGATCCAGTTGCTGATAGAAATAATAAAGCTATGACTGGAGGTGCTGGAACTTATGGCTTTACACTTATTCCTAGAGGAGAATATAATGAATCTTTTACTTATAATTTAGGACACTTTGTTTCATTAACAAGTACGTTAAAAGAAACTTTAGGAGAAAAAATTTTTTATGTTGCTAATCAAAATGGCATAATTGGAATTGAAAACGGTCCAATAAAATCTCCTGGCAAATGGGTTGCTGATTTTTGTTCAAAAAATATTGGAGGATGTAAAAAAAGATATCCATCGCCACAAGTTTTAAAATTTGGTGGATTTCCTGGCGTTGCAAGAGGACCATATGTAATATGACAAGTAAAATTTATCAGGAGATTATTACTCAAGCTGAATCTTCCGATGAAGAAATCGGTGGCTTTATTTATCTTGAAGGATCTCAAGCAAAAATAGAAAAGTGTGAAAATATCGCATTAGATAAGAAAAATTTTTTTGAAGTATCTGCTGATGATTATATTAAAAACTCAAAAAGAGATTTGTACGCTATTTATCATTCTCATGTAGATTCGGACTCTAATTTTAGCGAACAAGATTTAGAAGTATCTGAAGAATCATGCTTACCTATTTACGTTTATTCAAAACTTGATAAAAAAATCAATTCTTATATTCCTTTATCTTATGATTATGGAGATTTTCAAGGTAGAAAATATATACGGGGATTTAATGACTGTCATAGTTTGATTAGAGATTTCTATAAAAAAGAAAAAAATATTTTATTACCTGATTGCATAAGAGACGAATCATTTAGAGAAAATAATTTTACCATAGTCATCGAAGAAATGAATAAATTTTTTGAAAAAATTGATGATTTTAAGTTTGGTGACTTGTTTGTATTTTCGCAAAAAGGTAATGAAAAACATCTAGCAGTTTATTATGGTGATGGGAAAATTCTTCATCATTGCATAGGAAGACTTTCTGCGATAGAGGAAATAGGAATTTTAGGTAAAAATTTTATTGGAGGTTATAGATTAAAATGAATGAACTTGTAAATATCCATTTAGGTGGAAAATTAGGCAAAATTTTCGGAAAACTCTGGAAACTCGATGTTTCTAGCCCAGCAGAAGCAATAAGGGCTATTTGTATAAATACGGACGGTAAATTTCGGGAGTATTTCGAGACAGAAGGTAGAAATAAGCATTATAAAGTATGCGTTGGTAATAAAAAAAATAGTTTATCTATAGACGAAATAAAGGGAAAAACTGGAAAATCAGATATATATATTATGCCAGTAGTAAAAATGTCTGGAGGTGGGGGACTTCTTCAATTAATTATTGGAATAGTTCTTATAGTAGCGGTAGTTGCTACTGGTGGACTCGCCGCTGCTGCTTTTGGTTCGTTTACAGGGCCAATGCTTTATGCTGGTGTCGCTATGGCTCTTGGTGGTATAGTAACAATGCTTACACCTGTGCCAAAAATGAATGGTGGTAATGGTGCGGGCGATGAGAGAACGTCAAGTACTTTTCAAGGGAACGCTACAACAATAAGTCAAAATACTCCTGTAGGTTTAATTTATGGAAGAATTGTAATTGCACCTTTGCCTATTGCTTTATCTCTTGATAATTATCCGCAAGACAATAAAAATAAAGCTAATATCACAATACCCATTGCAATAGAAAATCCAGATGGATCATTCTATTATTCTTACGCTTAAGGTTTAGCATTTAATATTTAACATTTAAAAAATTATGGGATTTGGAACAGAAAACAAACCACCTAGAGCCCCTAGACCGGGTTACATGTGGAAGTGGACAAACGATACGTGGGTTGAAATTGTAGATCCAAAAAGCCAAGTGTACACAAGCTTTGTATCTAACGCTGGATCATATTCAAATCTAACTAGCACAAATAGCCAAGCCGGATTCGTAAACCAATTATTTACCGCAGAGGTTCAATCAACGCTTCTATCTAGATCTGTATATAAGATAACAGATCTAATAGGAGAAGGTCCGATAAGTGGCTTTTTTCCTAATACTGGAGCTTATGGAAAAGATCCCCTTACATCAACTTACTTTGATGGCGTTAGGGTAAGAAACTTCGATGGAAGTTATAACTTTAATTTAACAGGAATAGCTGAAAAAGATGGAGATGACGCTTTTGAATTTAATTATACATTAGGAACACCAAATCAACCAGAAATTACTGGTTATAGTAAAAACGAAACCTTTATAGCACTCCCTTCTAATACAAGGGTTTCAAAAATGCCCAAAGGTGTAGGTGGATCAAAAGATTTAGTAGTAAATCTTCTAAAGAAAGAATTTCCAGATACAGTTGGACTTAAAATAACTTTTAAAGTTCCAGCTTTATTTAGCATGGCTGATGATGGAAAAAAGTCTGGACTTCAAATATTATTTTCTATAAAAGGATCTAAGGATGACGGTCCAGAATTTGATATACTTCCATCGAGAATGGTATCAATATACAATGCTTCAACTAAAGCAAGAGAAGAAGTTTCAAAAAAATTTGGAGCAATAGTTGGACTTGCAAATTCTACGTATTTAACAACAAGAAATATATTTCATATTTCACTAGCGGAAAAATGGACAACTTATAAAATAAGAATAGTAAGAGAAAGTGAAAATTCAGTAAGTGAAAGAAATCCAAGTGAATTGTATGTTGAATCAATTGCTGTAATAGGAAATAATAGATATTCATATCCAAGTTCCGTTTTAACAGCGATGAGTATCAATAGTGATAACTTTTCTCAAATACCAGCAAGAGCTTATGATGTGCTCGGACTTTTAGTATCTATTCCAGAGGGCTATACTCCACCAAGAATAAATGGAAATGGGAGTTACTCTTCCGCAATATATCCTGCTATCTGGACTGGAACTTTTTCAAGTCAAAAGCAGTGGACAAATAATCCAGCATGGATATTTTACGATATAATTACTAATAAAAGATATGGCCTTGGAAATTATTTAAGTGAAGATTTAATAGATAAATGGGCTGTTTATGAAATAGCTAAATTTTGTGATGAAATGGTTAGTGATGGAAAAGGTGGAACAGAACCAAGATTTACATGTAACGCTGTAATTCAAGGTGCCAAGGCAGCATATGATTTATTGCAAGATTTAGTTTCTATTTTCCAAGGAATGACATATTGGGGAAATGGAAAAATATGGGTAAATACATCTAAGACATATCCTACTGTTTATAATTTTACAAATGCAAACGTAATAGACGGAAGATTTTTATATTCTGATACAGCAAGAAATACAAGATCTACTGTAATAAAGGTAAAATGGAGAGATCCAGATTTACTATATAGAGAAGATATAGTATGTTTAGAGGATGTTAATGGAATTCAAAAATATGGCTATATTGAAAAAGAAATTGAGTCTTTTGGTTGCACTTCTAGGGGACAAGCGATAAGATTTGCGGAATTCATTTTACAATCAGAAAGAAATTTAACAGAAACTGTAACATTTCAAACTGCTTTTGAAGGACTCTATATGAGGCCAGGAGATAATTTTAATATTTATGATAATTTCGTAAATAATAAAAATCAAGGTGGAAGAATATTATCAATATCTAGTGGAAATAAATTAATTAAACTAGATAGGGATATTTCTATTAATAGCCAAAGAACTTACGAGTTAAGTTTAATTAATCCTGTTTTTAATATTGATACTGCAAGTGGAGCTTATGCAAGTGGAATAACTGGATCTAATCAGTTTAATTTAATAAGAAATTCTCAAATTGAAAAAAGAGATGTTCAAAGTTATAATTCGGGATCTTCATTAGTTACGGTATCTTCAGCTTTTAGTAGCGGAGTCGAAAATGGTGCCATTTGGATGCTAAATTGTACTTCTACGGGAGAATACAATGAATCTTCTCGTTTATTTAGATGTTTAGCAACTGCTGAACTGCAACCGGGTATTATAGAAATCTTAGGAGTTGAGACTACTACAGGATTAGCGTTATCAACTGGTTATTCATCGGAAAATGTATTTTATGAACAACCAGTATTGCAATCAATAAATCCTCCATCTGGTTTAACTGTTTCTATTTATAGTGGAATAAATAATGGAGCTTTTCAATATGATCCATTATTAACATGGAGCGGATCAAATTCTTCAAATGTAGCTGGATATATAATATCGGGACAAATTGCATCTGGACTTTTTTCTGATGTAGCCGAAACAACAAACACAAGTTATCTTGCTGATTTTACAGATAGTGGATTTTATAGATATAGAGTAGCTGCGGTAAGTGATGAAGGGGCATATTCTTCATTTATTACAGGAGGAATTTTATTTTCAACTACAACTAATCCACTAGGAGGACCACCTATAATTTCGGGTGTAGTAATTGAGGATCAAGATACAAATGGCTCATACGGAACAACTGGATATGTGGGTAGAGATGTTTTATTTTCTTGGGAATTAGAAGTTGGCGCGAATGGTTATTATTCACCAAAGACAGTATTCTTTTCTGGATATCAAGTATCAATTCTTAACCCTACAACAAATGCGGTTCTTTTAACAGAAAATATAACTGATATCGGGAATAGAATTTATTACGCAACACCAGATCGTCTTACTGAATTGGGTCTTTCTGGAAGATTAGTTAAAACAAGAATAGTTGTCGTAGATAGATTTGGTGGTAAAACTACTCCAGTTGATACTTCATTTAATAATCCTCCACCAAGACACCCAATAAATAGTGGGTTTTATCAAATGCCAGGAGGGCTGCAATTTAATATACAAAAAGACCCTCTTGATGTAGATATAAGCGGCTGTTATTTATGGGTTAATACAAGCTCATCATTCACTCCTACATTTAATAATCCAACAAAAACATTTTCGATCACAGAAGGATTTTTACAAAATTCATTCACCAGTGATTTTTATACTTGGTTTTCGTTAATAGATACATTCGGAACAACTGGTTCTAATATCTATGGTCCTGTTTTTGTTTCTTCAGCTATTCCAATAGTAACTGGTGTTGCAGCGTCAAACTCTACTATGTTAAAGGGTGGAGTTAATATTAGTGGAGTTGGTGGAGTAAAAGTAACGCAAAGTGAGGTAACTAACACAATTCTAATTAGTGGCGAAAGACCTTTCTTTAATTTAGGATTTTTCTTAACTGAAATGCCAGATGAAACAGGAGTTGCAATTGGAGAGTTAATTTCTTCAAGACCATTTATCTTTACTGGATATTCCGTTAGTTGTAGAACTGTTGGAAGCTCAAATTTAAGTGGAAACTTTTATTATTGCGGGCTAGATAATGCAAATACTGTTTCTCTTGGTGCTTTTGGTTTGGTCGCGGGTGAAACAAATAAAACGCAAGGACTGCCTTTTGCGAATGTTCCAGCTTCTAGAAAAATTGGCTACAACTTAACATCCCTAGCCAATGCATCGCAAAAAGTCAGTATAGGGTTATTTGGTTACGAAGTCACATAAAATATGTATCCGAATAATAATATATCGCAAACTATTTCTGATTTATCGTTCATAGATTATGGATCTAGTTCGGGAAAGTGGCGTGCGAATAGAATAGTAAAAATTGATCCAGTTTCATTTTATGAAAATGGACTTATTTTAAGTGGAAAAGGTTATTTTAAAAAATCTTTTGGTAATAACAACAATAATTTTGATGATTATTTAGTTGAATTTTACGCAAGTGGAAATAATTACGAGATTGATTTTATCAATGTAGATCAACAAACTAATTTATCCATAGAGAGAACTGGTAATTCTAGTGGTGGATTTTTACTTAACTATAGAGGATCTCCGACTTCTTTTTCTGAAACAGGGGCTACTGGATTTTATTCTTTTAATTTTACAGATACTACATCAAATCCGCCTTATCTTTTTGGAAAAGCAAATGGATTTATACAATACAAGTCTAATACTTTTAATTTAAATACTAATCCAAATGGTTATTTTGGTGGTAGGTGTTGGTGGTCGCAGTACTCTAATGCTGTTAACAAAGACCCTCTTCCGATTGCAATTAATAGTATTGGAACTCCTGCTTTTTATTTAGATTCATTTACTATTGACTTTTTATCTTACCCATATGGAGATCCCCGCTGTGGTCTAGTTTTTTTAGCTACTAGATCAAGCGCAGGTCTTCCACTTGCAGATATTGCAACATCACCGATGGCGGCGCGATATCCAAGTAAACTTGATCTAAAGCCATTATTTTTTTATAAAACGGGAACTAGTATACGTTTATCTAATAATAATTTGGATATATTATCTATGGAAGTTACTAGTGGAGCTTGGAATCATATATCAATAACATTAAATAAAGTAGGGGTTAATAATTATCTTTCTGGATATACAGATGGAATTTTGCAAAGCACTTATACGCAAGTTGGAAATTTATCTTATGGATACTCATTACCTATAAGTGGATTAAATATAACTGAACTTAGATATAGTGCTTTTGTGGCAGCAGGCTTACTTATTGATGAAATAAGAGTGTGGTCTGGAGCAAAATCTTATAGTGAAATAAATAATTTAAAATATATAAGTTTACAATCAGATCCATTTTTATATAATGATTCAGATTTATTATATCATGTCACAGTTGGTGCAATATACACTAAAGATAAAAGTGTGAGTTTTTATAAAAATGGAAATTTATTAAAAACAAATTCAATAAAGAATATTTATACAGAGTATTTAGATTACTCCAATATAAAAGTAACTGGTCAATGTGAGTTTGATGAATTTAGATTTTGGTCTGGTGTTAGAACTTCTGGGCAAATATCACAACAAGCTAAAAGTGGGATAGGAATGGATCTTTTTCCTAGATTTCAGGGAGGAGCTTATGGGAGAATGAATCCTACTATGACCATAAATACTAATACTTTATTTACTCAAAGTGGTTATTTTACAAGTGGTTTTATACTAGACTCTAATGTGAATTATTATGTTGATGAACCAAAAGTAGACATATATAGTAACGGGGTATATTTAAAAAATCTTACATTTGATTTTTTGATTAAAACAAAACATAATGGTCTGAATTATGGCATTAATAAATTTATGGTTTTTAGACCAGGATTAGCAGCTGGCGGTGACCTACTACAACTTACTTGGAATGCTGGAAATCCTAGCGTACTAAAAATGGATTATGATCTTGATGGACCTCTACTTGGTCCATATAGATATATTGAATTTGGTAATACAAATAACATATGGAATCATTATTATTTTACAATGAATATAGTTGGATCTAATTGGCTTGTATCTGGATATCGAAATGGAGAGAATTTTTCGATGGGTTCTACTTTTTCATCTATTCCTAGTAGTGAAGCATTTGGCTCAAATCTTTTATTTGCTGGATTATATTTTCAACTCGACACCAGTGGTCCAGCCATTCCTTTTTCTAATGGTATTGCAACTGGACAGGAATTAATTTTAGATGAATTTAGGTTTTGGTCTGGGATAAAAACTAGTGGGCAAATGAATGAACTTAGATTTAATAGATTAGGCTCAAAAACAGAATGGATGAATGATCCTAATCTATTGATATATACCCCATTTAGTAAATCTGAATTTTATCCAGAAGATGTTAATACAGGAAATTTATTTAATTATCGAAGTAGCGGCTTATACTCTTATCCATCAATTTAAGTGTAATATAAAATATGTCATATTTAACAAAGCAACAATTAATAGACAAAGTTAATTCAGACTTTGCATCTGGAAAGCCGAATAAAATTACCGCAACTGACTTACGTGGAGTAATGTTAGATTACGCGGATTCACTCACTAATATTCAAGATAGCGATTTTGATTCAGTTACATCTAAAGTTGGAAAATCTTTAATCGAGTCACTTAAACAGGTTTGGCCTAGTAACGCTGGAACTTTTCACTTTGCGACAACAGCTGCCCCATCAAAAACTGTATCGGTAAAAACTACTACTGGATACGCTAGACTTATAGGTAGTAACGGTTCTCTTGAGACTGTAGCAGGAACAGGAAATCCATCTGCTGTAATAAGCGTAGTATTCCCAGAAAGCGGCAGAATAAGAGCTTTTGGTATTGTATCTACAACAAGTAGCGGAAGCGTTAGGAGTGGAAATATTACTTATATATCTGCAATTGAGCAAAGAATTGTTACTTTTGATGGATCTAGTTTGATTAATTTAGCTAGTCTTTTTTTACAGAATAATCAATTAACGAGTTTTGATGGAAGTAATTTATCCTCTTTGGCTATCTTGTATTTAGCTGGAAATAAAATTAAAGATTTTTCATCTACTGGTTTAAGTTCATTAACACAGTTAAGTATTGGTGCTAATAATTTATCTTCATTTTCAGCATCTAATTTAACTAATTTAACATATCTAGAATTAGCATCAAATAATATTAAACAATTTAATACAACAGGTCTTGCAAATTTATACACTTTAGATTTAAATGCCAACCCTATTAAAGAATTTAATGGTAGTGCATTAACAGGTTTAGCAGAAATCGATCTTAGTAACTGTCAATTGACTGCATTATCAGGTTTACAATCTACTTTATTATTCATAGTAGATATATACAATAATCTTTTAACTAGTCAAATATTAGATAGTATATTTAATAATATACCAGAATATGCATATAATAATAGTGGAACTTTTAATTGTTCTACGAACACTGGTCAACCCACTAACTCATCTCTTGCTGCAAGAAATGCCATGATTGCTGGATTATGGACGATAATAACTTAATTATGAAATATATATTTATAAAAAAATCTACTGGTAATTATATTAGAAAAATAGATGCACAGCATGGTATTTTACGTGAAGTAGCTGATAGCGCAAATGTAGAGCCAGCATCATCACTTGTTAATCCTAATGACTTTGAATTAATTAAAGAGCAAGAACAAGTTAATATAATATCAAAAGAAATATCTAAACTAAGTATAAAACGTAAATTGGAATCTTATGGAAAATGGGACTCTTTTAAAGCATTTTTATCTACAGTTCCATCTATTGATGATGAATTTTGGCTTGCTCAGTCATTAAAGACAGATGATCCAATTTTTACTCAATATTCAGGAATAATTAAGAGTCAAATTGGATTATCCGATGAGCAATTTAATGCTCTTATTAATGATTAATTCTTTTTAAGAAGTCCAATTAATGTAAAGACTTCATTAGGTGGAATGTCTTTTAAGGAATTCCAGTTATTTGGATCGCTCTTGATTTTATCACTATGATATTTTATCACTGTTGATTTAAGCAAATCAAAGCTAACTTTTGGCTTTTTTGAATCCATAATAGCCTTTAACATTGAGTGCGGATCTACAGTCGAGTTTTGAATGATAGGAGCAGATACAGTTTCAAACTGTGCCTCTTCTTTGCTTAGGATAGTTATTCTTAAAGCATTTCTTAAGCACCTTACAAATGCTCTATTTTCAGCAATAGCCGCTAAGTAGTAAGCCCATTCACCCATCTTGTTTTTTCCTATCGCACCAGAATTATTCATAGTAGCTTCTCCTATTCCTGAGAAAACAAGCTCTTTCATATCTGTTTCAAAGTTTGGAGCAAAGGTAATTTCGCATTCTACGGAAACAGAACCATTGCTTCCATAAACAGGTCTTGAATACTTTAACTTAGAATAGCCGCGCAAATCGAGAAGGTATCTAGAACCAACAAGAAGAGTTAATTTTTGGTGGTCTTCAACTTCATTCGGCGTAACCTCAGAAAGTGGTTTTCCAAGTTTTTCGACAATTTGATTTTCGTAACTCTTATTTATGACAAAGTGATTTGGCAAAAGCATCTTTGCCCAATCTACACTGCCATCTTCTCTAAAGATGTATTCTAAATTTGAACGGAGACCATATTCATTACGCGCAATTAGTTTTGGAGTCATTATTACATGATTAGAGAATACGGTTAGAAAGTCAAGGGATTACTCTTGAATGAAGTAAAAATGTTCTTGCTCTTTCCAGAACTCATTATCATTGACTACATTAGAAAAATTTCTATTTAAGTCACTTGTTGGTAAATTATTAGATAGGTTATATTTTGAGAGATAAAATTTACCTTGAGATAGAATTATTTTATTTGTCTTAAATACATTTTTTTTATTTTCATTAAATGTATATGAATTGTCATTTAAATATCTTCTAGTGTCATTTTCAAAATCAGTGATTGTTTTATTTTTAATTTTTACAATTTGACAATGATCGAAGAACTCAAATCTCTTTTCGCTTAGTTTATCACCTTCAAGATCATAAGAAATAGAAGTTATCTTCGCGCCTAATGATTTTAGTTTTCTTATAAAATCTATAGATATAAGGTTTTGATTATTAAATTCAATAATTACTTGTTCTATATTTTCTTTGAATTGAGTTAATTTATCAACATCAATATCAGAGTTAACATATAGATTTAGTTTTCTTACAGATAAAGCTTTTAGAAGAATCTCTTCGTTACCTCCCCAATCTAATCTAGCAATTACTGGTGCTCCTTGCATAAATTCTGGGCCAAGATTAGCATCAGGAATCCATTCGATAACTGTTTGATTATATTTTTGACCTATGTAGGTAGATTTAGAATTTATCTTTACATTTATTTTAAGAAGAGAAAGAATAGAATTTATAATTTCTTCTGGTGGAATTAAATTAACTGTTTTTTCTCCTTCATTACCGAAAGATGGATTTCTTCCAAATCTATGAGATTCAATAAAAATATAATCTTTCTTCCATTTTGCGCCGTGACAATCTGGATTTGTTGAACCAAAGATAACTACTAATGGAATTTCACATGCGCCAGCGACATGCTGACCAAAAGAATCTGCGCCAAAATGCAGCAAAGCGTTACTTATTAGGTAAGATGCTTGCGGAAAACTAGTCTTACCCATAGTATGAAAACATCCATTTAGTGGAGGTTCATCTTTTGCGCCAATTTGAACTATTTTAATACCATAAGAATTTAATAAAGGTGATAATGTAGATAAGACCTCATTCCAATAGTCATAATTTTTTGAATTTTGATTTGAACTGAATGGCTGTATGGTTATATAGTTCTGAAAATCAAGTGGGTAAAACTGTTTTCTAACATACATTTCGTTAAGAGGAAGTCCTAACGCATTTGCATAAGTTGTTGCTAAAGATGACATTATTTGTTAAATTTTGGGTTAGTATTTCCTAGATATGCTAACTTTGCTTGAGTTGCAACCGTTGGATTTAGATATGCGTGAAAAAGTTGTTCATTTTGACCTGCGCCGATAACGAACATTTCATTATCAAATTGAGGAATCCAAGGCAAGATTTTATGGATATATTGATTTCCTTCTAATATATCATGAAACTTTTGGTCGCACATGAAATATATGTCGTAGTTAGGATACTGTTCTTTTACAGATTTCAGTATTGAAGAAACGATAAATATATCACCCGCACTTTGAGGAGTTACGAATATTAGTCGTTTATTATTTCTATCTTTATCTATTAAGTCCCACACTGAAACAGTTTTCTTTTCTGCGCTTTCTTTTCTTGCTACGTCTATAAAATATTCATAAAGTTTTTCTCTAGGTGCTTTATTATTAAGTTGAGTAATCCAGTTCTTAAATCCATTTTCATCTGGCTCTCTATTTAAGATATTGTTGTAAAGAAGTTTTACGAAATCGTCATCAGGAATTTCTTTATAATTATTTGGAAGAATGTAATTTTCATTAGATTTAACTTGTTCTAAATTTATATTATCCCAATCAACAAAAGAAGATGAGTCGATTACTTCCTCCCATTGCTTGCCAACTGTTTCTATTGAGAAGGTAGCTTTAGCCCAAGCTCTGCCCTTATCACCAATTGATTTTCTTTCTGATTCTGGCATTCTTGCGATTTTTTCCATGAATCCAACTATTGATTTAATGCATGGGGCCGCTTTGATAAAGTTTGTTCCTGGCTCAAAGTCCATTTCCCAGTTAATAGGAAATACGAAAGATTGTTCACAAAAATCTTCTCCAGATGAATAATTTGTTGATGCAAGAGGGAGTCCGCATAGCAATGTATTACAATTATGGTATTCTAGACCACCAGAATTCATGGGACTAACTCCAGCATCCCATAGCCCATAGAGAAATTTCATTTCTTCATGTGGAACTCCAACCGCAATAGTCGGAGTAATCATTGATTTTTCTGCTTTGCAAATTGGACAATTAATATCTTCTCCTTGATATGGTGCAACTATCCATTTACCGCATTTTTTACATACATATGTGCATAGAATATCTTCATTTTTTACGTTGAAGTATTTAATCATCTTGGGGATATTCCATCCATGCCCTGTTTCAGAAAAACTTGTATGTAAATGTATCTTAGCTTTTACATCAGGATTCTTTTTCTTGAACTCAGAAAATGCTTTTAAGAGTTGAAGGGTTCTTTTTCTTAACTGATTTCTAAAAACATATCCAAAAATAACTGTATTTTGGTCTATATTAAAAATATTTCTTAAATACTGTTTATGTTCTCTTGTTATTGGGGAATATATTTCCGTATCCATGACTCCATAAATATTTTTAATATTATGAAGATTTTTTTGACGAAATTCTTCTAGCGGAAATTTTGTCCAAGTAAAATAGTTCTTTGTTTTTGAAGCTTGGTCAATTGCTGATTCTAGAATTGGAAGTGAATCTACTGTTATGTGTAAACATGAATTTATTTTATTCCACCAAGGCTTATCTATATAACCATTAAATGACCATATATCGTCTGAACCGATATAGACATCAATCTTATTTTCCTTGATAATTTTATCTATAAAATAAGCTCCATAAGCAGCGTCCCGTGCCTTTGCAGGGTCTTGATTTAACTGATTCTGGATATTAGGGTCTGCTGGAATGCAACCAAATGACTTCCAAGGCGTTGTTTGAAGCTGTGGATCATTTTCGTGCGTTTGAGAGCAATAGTAAAATAATTCATACTTATTTGTTTTAAATAAGTATTTAGCTAGAATTTTTCCATTTTCACCCAGACCTGTTTTAAGCCAAGGTGCATTTGTATGAATTAAAACCCTTTTCTTTTGAGACATATCGACTATAATATGATCGAATCAATAATTTGTCAATTTATTTTAGGCAAAAAAAATACTCAATAAAGAATTTAATCTCTATTGAGTATTGATTGTTTAGATTTTATTCTAAATTAAATTAGAATGGAATATCTTCGTCTCCAGCTTCATCATCAGTATTTTTCTGAACTTTTTTTGATGGTGCTACTGGCTTACTTGTTTTGTTCTTACCAATTTTCTCAGAAAACTCTTTAAGATGCTTTTCAAAGAAATCATCGACTTCAGTATAATCTTTCTTGATAACTTTACCTTTCTTGTCTTTTACTTCTTCAGCGGATGGAATTTCTTTAAGGTCAAATTTGCCCTTAATCAAAACTCCCTTTTCTGCTCCAGCCGCACGTTGCCATAGAGAGATGTTTGCATAGGTCTTGCCATCTGTCTTAGATTCCTTAGCGTAATTAGAAATCTCTAGATTATCGAATGATTGTAAGGCTAAGAAAGAATTAAATAGATTTCTTGTCAATCTTCCATATCTTAGATCGATAAGGTAGGTTTCCTTGGAATCTTCATCCTGCAAGAATAGCTTAACAACCTTGTAAGGTTCGCCTTTGTATTCTTTGGTATCTAGCTCAAGCTTTGTTAGATTCCCACTAACATTAGAAACCATTTCTTTTTTTGCTACCCATTCATCATTTACTTTTTCGCTAACTTGAAAAAGATTGGGAACTAAATCTACTGAGTTCTCATCTTTGTTTTTTAGGCGGAATACAAGAAGTTTGTAGTCCGAATTACCACCAGTTTTTTTACCGTATGCCATATTATTTTACTTATTTTGTTGTTTAACTAGTTCCAATATTTACTTTTTTTCAATACTTTAACTTGTTTAGAAAATTAATTACACTATTTTCAGCCATTTATAGAGATAGATTGCTGATAAACAAATTATCAAGCAATCCACCTCTATTGTCAATGACTATTCTAAAATAATGCCTTTCTTTGATAAATTCTCTTTAGCTTTATCCTTTTTACGTCTAAACGATTCTAGTCCAGTAACTTTCTGTTTTTGGTCTTCATATCTATTTAAGACTGGATCTTGACCACCCGATAATTTAGCTCTCTTTTCAGATAACTCACTAGATAAAGTTTCCATATCACCCCAAGTGCCTTTCATTTTTCCTGTTTTATCTACGAAGGCTTTATTGTCAAATGGGTCCATTGCCTGTGTATCGCTTGCTGCATATGGCAAAGTAGGAATCCTTCGCCATTTTTTTCCTTCATTTTCAACAACCGCGCCTATTTTTGGTGCGTCTTTGAAGTGATAGAAAATATCAGTAAACTTATTATCAGAATCAATAGACTGAAAACAGTAAGTGGGCATTAATTTTTATTTTTATTAAATAAAGCGTAACAAATAGCGGTGCGTTGTTTCTCGTTTGGATATTCTTTTAACATAGTGTCATCTCCCATACATGAACTTAAAAACTCTTTTTCATTCTGGTTTTCGGTTGGTTGTGGCAAAACAGCTTCTGTTAATTCTTCGTATTGATCAAAAACACCCATATAACTATCCTCGCTTGCTTCAGCTATGCTGGAAACCTTCTTAGATGACCACATTTTGCAAGACCAATAATTAGCTTTCCATTTTGGACCAGGATTATCGCAGTTATGTCTTGCGCGATATGATTTTCTTCGTTCTGGATTATCTCTCTTGATCTCCATAGTTGGGTCGCCAAAATTAACTTTTACAATATTTCCGCTTTCGTTTTTAACGTAAACGGAAAATTTCTTTGGTCCATTAGGAGTGCGGAATGGTTTATTTAATTTAACATTCTTCTTTTTTTCACCAGCTTCAGTTTCAATAAAGTCTTGCATGAAATCTTCTTCTTCATAGCAATACTCAAAAGTTTCTAAATCTTCTTTTAGAGAAGTAACTTCTTCATCGGATGAAGCGTTTATAAATTCATAATCTTTTTTAAGAGATAAATTCAAGTAGGTTTCTGTTAAATCTACTTCAACTCCACCTTTTGATTTTTCCTTGCGAATACGTTCAACATCTTTTTCAACACTCTTCTTGATAGAATCTTGTGATGGGCGTTTTCCTGAGTATTTTACTTTGCCGCCGCGCTTCTTGTATTCACGTAAAATCCATAGATTTTTAACATAAGAGCGATTAGCTCCAAATTTTTTATCGGCGGATTTCTTAACGCTATCTAAAAGAGACTTGTCTTTATAGTCAACAGCGGCGAAAACATCATCTTTGTTTAGTATTTCTTGTAGAGTTGTCATATATTTATTTACACTTAACTAGCAATTAATTCATTAAAAACTTCTTTATAAGTTCTAGGGGTTATTTGAGGCTTATTAGTAGAACTAATAGCTTCATTTAGTTTATTGATAAAATCTTCTGTTTTCCAACTGAAGAAGTTGCCTTGATTAAATGGATGTCCATTATGGAAAAAGACACCATCATAACAGGTTTGTTTACCAGAAGCCTCGAAAAGAAAAGAGTTTTCATGATTTAAGTAGTCTGGATAAACGTGAGCATTAACAGCAACAACTTTTTTGCCTAGAGATAATGCTTGATAAGCTGGAAGGTCATAACCTTCGGCATTAGATGTGGCGCACCAAATATCACAGCTATTTTGAAAATCGTTATATTGTTGATTTGTAGCCATTAGTGGAATCCAAACAACATTTGTGTATTTTTTACCCTGAGTTAGTTGCTGAACTACCTTTTCGTTATCTTCTGGCTTGAAAAATGGATTTGTAACCGCAAAGTGAAGCATAAACTTTGAATTATTACCGTAGTTATCCAATAAAGCTCTGATTGTTTGACCGTGAGCCTTTCTCTTGTCTTCAAACTTTCCGCCTAAACCAATAACAGTAATGCCACTATCGTAATAACGCTTATTTAGTTTCTTGAAGTTATGAGTGTCAAAACCTAATTGTAAATATTTTACATTATTTAAGCCAGCATCTTCCATTACTTGCTTTGTATATTTGCTAGTTACCCATACAGTCTTCTGGTTTTTCAAGGTATTTAACTCATAATCTGTAATCTGGTCGGTCTCTAGAAAAGTGATTAACTCTTGTTCTTTTCCATATGATTCAAGGGAGCCATTTACATGCCAAAGCTTAATGGTTCTATTATCTCTAGAATGCTTTTTAGGAGAAGATTGAATTGTATGTTGAAGCCATTTGTTAAATTCTTCATCCTGCAATTGTGCAGAAATATCAACTTGTTGACCTATTGGAAAAATACAACAGTCAAGACTTGCTTTGTATGCCTCTCTTAAAAGAGCTATTGATGTTTGTCCAAAACTTAGTGAATTTAGTGCTACGTTAAATGTTATTTGACTCATTTTATAATTTTATGTAATTAAATTTATTTTTTATTTCTATTTTGTATTTTTCAATGTATGTATTGTAGATATTCCTTGCCCATTCGTGTGATTTTCCTATTTTAGCAGGAATTAAATGCCAAGATAGTTTTCCAGTAGAATCTCCAAAGTGTCTTGCCTCAATTATTTTCTCGAAATCTCTTCCTCCTATTTTTCTGGCTATTTGCAAAGAAACATCCTTAACGGATTCATCGTCATTAAATTGAAATGATTCAGAAAACTGATTCTCGTCTATTTCCTCTGTATTTGGAGTTTTATACAAGCTCTTTAAGCAATCAAAATATGTGCTTTGATAAAGATAAGAGGATAATTTGCAGTTTTTAGTATCGTCAAACTTTAATGTATATTTATATATATTTGTATTTTTTGAATCTAAAAGATCACTCTTTTGCAAAGATGGTATTTTGAAAGAATTAACAACGTATAAGTAAATGCCAGTATGTCGATTAATTATTTCAGACATAGCTTCATTAGATTGCTTATCTCTTACTAGTTTGACTAAATCTGAATCAGATGCTTCTTGAACTTCTTGTGGTAACATTTGTCAAATTTTTTTGTAAGAAAAAGTAACTCCAATATCTTCTTCTGTGGTATTAAAATATTGATTATTATGATCTAGCCAACAACCTGCATGTACTGGAGAATACATAGGAATAAATTCGGAAAGAATATCTTCTGGTAAAATAATTTTTCGGCTAATTCTTGGATAAGCAGCAGCAGCATGCAAAAAAGAACTATTTACTCCTATATATATAGAAGCACTAGCGATTAATTCAATTGTTTCCCACATCCCTAATCCAAGTTTATTTATAAATGGAGTTTTCATATCATTTGGTCCTCCGATTTGGATTATCTCAAAGTCTGAATATCTTTCTTTAATTGTTTCTATTACATTTTCATTTATTTTAGTGGGTTGAGATTTTCCAGTAAGATGAATAACAATTCTATTCGGAATCATCTTAGTGTCTTCAAACTTATATAAACGCGGGCCACGACAAAAACTTTTTTTACCACCAAGAAATTTAATTATCTGTCTATCAGCATGAGATTTAAATCCATTAGATGGAAAATGATGAGAAACAGCCCATAAATCAATAACTGTCTCTGGATATATATTTACGTCTCTTATTACATATGGATTATGATCAAAAACCCAATCTCTACTCATATCAATTACTTTTTCGCCAGTTAATTTAAAAATATTTTCTGGAACAAGAGTAAATTGGAGTCTATCTCCAATTCCTATTAACGGATTCATTATTAGTCCAATCATATTAGTATTTATTTATTTAAAGATAGATATGCTAGATTTATGAACAAACCATAAACTGGTGTCACAAAAATCACCCACCAAGCTAGAGAGCTAAATGGAACTGTAAAAAGGGAAACCCAAAACATAAAACAAAATACGCACTTCATGGCGTATTGAACTTTTTCTGGAAGTTTAGGTAGTATTTTAGACTGTATAAAATTTCCTACCAGTCCACCGTAGTTAATCAACCAGAAAAAAAAGTATATCGAGAGGCTTAGTAAAAATGGAGTTAGCATAACTTAATCTTTACTGAGTATTCGTTTATTCTTAAAGAATGTCAAGTTATTTTTAATAGGCATAAGAGTTTTTACATAAGCTCATGATTTTCCTGCGGAAATTCATTCGCTGCGCTTACGCGCCTTAATACGTTTTAATTGTGAGATAATAACTTCTTAGGAAAATAAATGACAACAATTAGCCCCTGTATGAATTTAGAGGCTAATTTGTAAGACAAAACTTCTTGAGGCCCATTTTTTTATTCACCTATCTAATGTTGCCATTAGAGTCGGATAGCTTAGGGAGAAGCGAGACTTATCGCGCAATGTAATCTAATACAGAGTTGGTTTCTGGGTTCTAGCCAGAAGGAAACGTATGCGAAAAAACCGATTAAATTGCCAAAGACAACTTAACCCAACTCTAAGCCATTTCACAAAAAATATGAAATGCACGGCGGGCTATCCCACCAGATTTTAATCTGACCTGTTTTTTAGACGACGCGAATCGTGACGAGTTTTAAAATTGCATACCATTGAGTCTCCGCTAAAGACCCTTGGGCTTAATAGATTTTGATCATTGCCAAGTATATGCAAATAACCCCCGACTTTACAGTTTTAACCGTTGTCGGGGGATAGGGGATTGGACCCAATTTTTTTGTAATGTTCTACTCTAAATTGAAAGGATTCCACTAGATTTTACTTATGACAAAATTTTAGCGAATAGGGATAGTGGAATAATTACTTATAGGAAGTTTCTGCTGATTGAGTCAAGATAAATAAAGTAAGCGGAAACAGATAAATTTGATACACTAAATTATACCGAGATAAAAAGAAAAAGTCAAAATTTATTACGGAAACTTCTTTTTTCTATCTTAGCGTTGGCTTTAGATAAATCTAAATACAGATCAAATCTATTTCCAGATCTCTTCAAAAAACAACAATCAAGATAGTCTCGTCCAAAATAAACATGACCATCAGAAGTCCTTAAAGAATAATGCTTTTCTCTTTCATCCACTGACACGAATTCAACTTTCATTCCTAAGTATTCTTTATTTTCGTAAATTTGTCAATAAAAATTTGACTTTTTTATCGAAACTAGTAATTATGTGTTCTATTGCTCATGGAACTTAAAACATCAGACGGGACCAAAATGGAATTTCACGGTTTATCTAAAAACAAAGGAGTTGTTTGGGTAAAATGGAAGGATATTGAAAGTCATATTTTAATTGACGACTTAGATGAATTAAGTAAGAGTAAAGTTCTAAACTTACTAGAAGAGCATAAAGTTACTCAAAAATTAGAACAAATTAAATAAAGAAATATTGATAAGAAAAAAAGTTTTAAATGAAGATTTATACAGCAGATTCAGCCAGATGCGAATGGTGTCAAATACAACAAATCGAAAATGGATTTATTGAACTTGGACATGAGATTACTAAAAATATCTATGATGCTGATTTGATTTATCAAAATAATCCTTGGTTTGATAATATTGTAACAAGTAAAAAATCTGGACATGTTAAAGGAAAGATTATATTTAATATTTTAGATTTAGCTACAAATTTAGGAGTAAATGAATTCGATATTAATCGTGCTAAAAATCAATTTCAATTTGCTGATGCAATAACTTGCATAAGTAATACTGTAAAAATTGATTGCGAAAATAGATTAGAAATTTCTCCATCTGTAATCTATAATCCAATTCAGCCTGTTTCAAAAACTGGTGTAAAAAAATATAGACATCAATTTCTTTTAGTTGGTCGCGTTGCAGATCCAAATAAAAGAATTTCATTAGCTATTCAAGCGCTAAACGCTTTAGGTATTGATCAAAAATATGTAGCGGTAACGGGTTCTGAGATGATTGGATATGGAGATTACGCTGGAGTTACTAACATATCGAACTTAAATGATTTATATAATTCTGTTGAATACGTTATGGTTCCAACTAGGCATGCATATTTAGGTCTTCCAATTATCGAAGCTATTGCATGTGGAAAAATTCCTGTTATTTGTAATGATTTAGATATTCTTGATGAATTTTTTCCAGCTGATATTTTCCCTGAGTATCGTTCCATATCTCCAACTCCAGATGGATTAGCAAAATTCATATATTCTCTTGAAAACAATCAAGAAAGTAAGAATATTTTCAAAAACAAATTATGGTCTCATTATAAATCTTTTCTTGAAGAAAAATTTAGCAGTAAAGATGTTGCACGTAGAATTTTAGATATTTATAAAAGTATTATTTTATAAAAATTTATGAAAGAATATAGTCCTGAATTATCTATTCTAGTATTAGATTACCTAAAAGAATTTGAAACAAGATTATGTTTAAATTCTATAAAGAACTATGTGAATATACCACATAAAGTAATTCTTCTTGATAATGGCTCTTCTGAAGACTATTGCTGGCAGATATATAAAGAAGGATTATGTGATGTTTTAATTAGTAAAAAAATAGGTGGAGGTGGTGGATATGGTCAAACCGATTTAATAAGATTCTGTGATACTAAATATTTTTTATTTGTTCAAAATGACCAATGTTTACAATATCCGATAAATGAAAATTCTTTTAATCAATTTAAAAATTTACTAGATAATGGTTACTCATGCGTAGACTTGAATGGCGATCAATCAGGTAGAGGAGTTTGGACGGATAGGGCTCACATGATGAAAACAGAAGTGTTTAATAATCTTGGTCCGTTTCCAAATGGAGGACCGGGTGAATTCCATGAATTAAGATGGAATGAAAACTATTTACAAGAAATTTTTCAGCAAAAACAATTAAAAATTGTACATATAGATCCTAAATTTTTTCAAGATTTTGGAGTTTATTCAGTAAGAGATATGGGAGATGGTGGAGTTTTCATTCATAGAACTGATACAAAGGCGGCATGGGTAATTATTCCTCCAAAGATTCAGAATAATTCATATCCTAATGTAACACCAGAAGAATTTACGATCATGCGGCATGGCGAATGGGAGGATGGTAGAATCCCAGAAAAAGAAAAGCCACATAGCTTTAATTGTTGGGGTAGTTTCTTAGAGGTAGCCCAAAGAGAAAAAGAATACATTGATAAAATTAGAGAAAGGTTTAAAAATAAAATAAAATAAAATGAAACATAAAATTTCAGCATACGGATTTTTGTTTAACGCTAGTAAATATGAGTTTGATACAGAGAAAACAGTATCAAATTTTTGCGCCTTCTTTGATGAAGTTATTTGTGCCACTGTTACTAGTGAAGATGATACTCGCGAAATATTATCAAATTTAGAAAAAAAATATTCTAACTTTAAGGTAATTGATACTAATGTTAAAATAACTGGTAATAATAAGTTCGATGGTCAACTTAAAACTATCGCAATGAATGAATGCAAAAATGAATTGCGTTGTATTACTGACTATGATGAATTTTTCCCTCTTTCCAATAGAGAGAAGTGGGATAAATATTGTAATCTTCTTTTAGAAAATAAACTTATTGATGGAATCATGATTCCAAATATAGATTTATTTGGAAATGAATTAAAAATCAGATCAGATAATGGTATAGGACAAAAATTTCGCTTACATAAAAGCTCTGTTCATGCAAGAGGTGTTCCTAATTTTGCCGTTCGTTCTGATGGGCTTTTCGATACAAACAAATCAGATAATACCGAACCAATAAATGAGTATGGAGATTTATGTGTATTTCAGTCCATAGTTCCGCAAATGTGGTTTAATCCAATGTTTGCAGACCAATTGGTTGATTTCCCATATGTTTTGCATTATGGTATGGCTAATTTTAAAAGAAAAGCAAAAATTGGAAAAGAATTTTGGAAAGAAAAGTGGGAGTCATACTCTGGTCATGAAGAAAATGTTGTCACCAATGAGAATCAGATTGACAATAGGAATACAATATACCATAATTTGCCTTTACAATGATCGCGAGAGATAAAAGTAGAATAAAAAAAATTTTAGAAAATTTAGAAAAAATTTGGGAAGCAAATCCAGATTTACGTCTATGTCAATTATTATCTATTTTGTCAAAATCTTATGGAGTCTACAAGCAAGACGACTTATTTTACTTTGAAGATTTAGATTTAGAAACAGCTATTGAAAAATACAAAAAAATAAAAAATATATTATGAATAAACCTTATTTAGTTTTTATGTCCGGACCAAATGAATATGAAAATATTTTTGAATTGGTAAATCCAATTAAATCTTATATTCGTGGCGTTTGTGCTTTAATTCATGATGCTGATCAATATGATAAAGGTGTAGAATATTTATTGAAAGTAAATAACGAATTAAACGGAGGAAATATTATCTTTGGACCATATACTGGTGACCATTCTTTAACAAGGAATCGTATCCTTAGAGAAACTGGAATCAAAGATGGTGATTTTTTGTTAATTATTGATACATTAGAGAGGGTTTCTAATAAATTTGCCCCTGAAATTGATCAATTATGCAATTACATGAATAATAATAATATAGATATTATTAGATATCTTGTAAAGCCATATCTTATTAAGTATCGTGAAGATTTGATTTACATGGGAACTCCACATGAAGCTTTAATAACTTTAACAGACTCAATTTTAGAAAGTGAAAATCGTTTGAGAGTAATAGAATTATCTAATAATCCTTCTTTTAGAGATGAAAGTGATGTTAGAATAAATCTTCGTCCAATGAAAAGAGATTCTAAACACTTTGTAAATCATTATATTAAATATTTATTACAGCCAAATTCTAATCAGAACTGTCTAGGACTAGAGTATCATGGTGGATCATCTGAGTTACCAAGGCTAGAAAAATTAAGAAAATCTTTATTAAAAGCATTACGTGATAATAATTTACCGCGAACTACCGATGGCGTAAAACAACTATTAAGTAATGGTTTAGACGAAGTAACTAGAGCAATTGTAAATGGTCATAAGCAAGTGAATGATTTTTATAGATATTTTATCTTAAAAGATGATACTGTAACGGATTCTCATTCGCAAGAAAGCTGGGATAATATTCCAAAATTTTAATTTTATGAAAATGCCATTAGCAATAGCTTTATTTGCGACTACAAAAGGGCATTGGGGAATAAATACAAGATGGCGGCAAACAGTAAATGATTTAAATTCTCAAATTCCACTAAGTAATTTTTCTGCACTTTTTAGTAATATAAAAGTAACAAATAAAGAAGAGTTATCTTTTGGAAATGAAATGGCCGAAGAACTTAAATCTACATATGGATTTAATAACCATTTAGAAGTTCAAGATTGGAAGCATTTTGATGTATCTCATCAAGTAGGTTATTTATCCGATATCTTTAGAATGTATAATAATCCAAAAGTTCTTGAGAGTCAGTATGTTTTACATCTAGAGGACGACTGGCTTATTCGTGCTGAAGATGGTGATTTGATTAAATGGATTAATAAAGCAATAGATTTACTTGAAAAAAATCCAAATATACTACAAGTTAGATTTCCAAGATTTAATGATGAATTTAAAAGAATTAATAATTTAAAGGAAAGACATGGAATAGATACATATTCCCGCCATCATGATGATGATTTTTTTGTTCATTCTGATTTTTCTCTAAATCCATCTATTTTTAGAACCCGCGATTTACGAAATGCAACATTATTAATTATTAAAAATCAAAACTCTTTTGGCCCACATGTTGAACATGATTTTGGACGCGCAGTTAAATATTTTAGTAATCCTCAAGAAAGTTTATCTTGCTTTTATCCAAACAAAGCAAGATCCTATCACATAGGCTCTCTTCTAAACGAAGAAGATAAAATAGGTTTAGAATTAAATGCTTTAGATAATTAAAATATGATTAAATTACAACTAGATGAAGCTTTTTGTTTCGATCTTCTTTCGATATCTGAAGTCAAATATAATAAAACGAAGAACGTAACTGCATTTAATAATTTTTTACAAATAAAATCTGAAATTTCAAATCAAATAAATGAGAATACTTTATCAACTATAATTCACTCAACTGAATACAAAGAACTTCTCAATTGTAATGAAAAAATATTTGATTTAGTAGATGAAATAAAGATAAACTATAAGCTACCAGCATACATTGTAGATAATCTCAACTACAAAAGATTTGAATTAAAAAAAGCTTTGCAAGAAAAGTTCTTTCAAAAAAGTCTAATAAAAGAAGAAAAGTTTGGTTATAAATAATTTTATTTTTTATTGACATAATTGACTAATCTTGTAATAATAAAAAAATGAAAAAATTTAATTGGAATTTGTGCGCCGACGCTTTTGGTTTTTTTGATAAAATTAAAATCTCAAAATTTTTATTTACAGAAAAAAAGTGGACATATGGAGAATGGGTAAAAAAATACGAAAATAAATGGAGTCAATACTTAGGTGGCACACCAGTTGTTATGGTATCTTCTGGTTCTACAGCTAA